TAGATTGGGAAATGCCCCCAATCTACTACATCAATCAAAATATCTTTCAGAAAGAGATAAAAAAAATATCGTTAATTTAAATATGAAATTTTATAAAGATGATGATTTCCCTACAAAACAAAAATATATGCGATTTTTAGATCATCTATTCCAAGCACATCATGGTATGCAATACGGTATTTATTTTGGTACAAGGAAAGCAAATAGTGAAAAAGAGTTTCTAGATTCTATAAAAGGGACGAAACCAACCGACAAAAATCAATCAATCATATATTATACTAATATTGAGAATGTTTTGACATATGTTGATAAAGTTAAAGGTAGAGTTAAATATGATAACCCATTATTGTATTTTAATGAGGGTTGGCAATATGGAAAAAAAGAAAAGGGTTCAAAAGATTATGATAATAAATATGACTTTATATGTTATCTACGAAATTTTAAAAATGATGAATTAGAATTTTCTGAAACAATATGTCAAATACCATTACCAATAGATATTTTTAAACATACATATAAAAATATAGGTGATCCGGCATTTAAAAGATTTAATTAAAATCAAGGACTACTTTCATATTATTAGAATTTAATCCTCTTGAAGCAGACTTTGATAATTCCTGTCTACGCTTCCTTTCATTCTTCTCTTTTTTCTCTTTTTTCTGAACCTTTACAGAATTATAACATATATTCATATCATCCTCAATTTCTTTATAATTGTTTTTTATATAATCTATGATAAGATTATCTATTGCCCATTTAAAAAAATTTAACTGACCAATAGTTGTTTCTATGGGAGTACCATTACAATCAAATGTTATTCTATCACGACGACAAAATGGATCAAACTTCTTTTTTGAAAATGACTTTAATTGAGACTTATATGCATGATAAGTATTAAATTGCCTTAATATCTTATTATTTTCACATACAAACGTTTTCTTTTTCATAGGTGTCTCAAATATTGAATAGTATATATTGTTTTTTTTAGAATAATTTGTTACAAACCAATCTATGATACGTAAAGATATCTTATTATCTTCTTTTAATATTTCTAATAATTTTGAGGAATTTTTATTATCTGTATAATACATCTGTAAGGCATTTAATAAAACATTACTATCCATTATTCTTAATTATGAAATAAATTCTTTAAATATTTATAAAATGAAATTTAAACGCTAGTCACAAAAAAAAATATAACTTTTTATTAAATAATGGATAAAGATCTACTTTACAGACTTTTAATATATATTTCCGCTTTTGGTGTTTCAGACAATGTTTTAAATTACTTTAAAGTTTCAACACAAAAAAGAATAATATTATACATTCTTCTATTTATATTTACTTCTGTATTTCTAAGGACTTCCTCCCATTCTATTGATCAAGGTCTTCCCGAAAAGAATGTCTAACACCATTAAGAAGAATGAACCATATACTGTTGACATTATCCAAAAGAAGGGTCTAATCGTTAGATATTCAAATTCCCTCTCAAATGTAGTAGTCTTTGGATGAAGAAAGTAAACCATCATCATAATCATAGAAAATCCCGTTATTGTTGATAGAAAATACCACTTCATAATTTTTTTCACTTTTTGTATTCTTGTAAGATTTCTTCTCCTTATTAAAACATGTTGACTTTCTATGTCTCTCACTACTATATTTGTAGTTATAGCACTCACAGGAACTATACTTTCCGTTTTTATCCTCTCTCTACAAAGAGGACATTGAACAATCGTATCACTGTTCATTACTTTCTCCCAACATTCATTACAAATGAATGCTTCTGTAGGACAACATTTCTTTTTTAGATATCGTAAATCAAAATCTAATTCTTCAAGACAAATATGACATGTTGATGTTGCAACAGTCATAATAAAAAAGTTAAAAAGTTAATAAAGATATCTTCAAATTTTTTTAATTTCCATAATTTTCCGCCCATCCTCTAATACCTGCAGAACTACTAAATATATCATGGATTGAAACATTTTCAACATTAAGTTCATAATAGTCAGCATAATTTTCTATACACTTTTTTTTCATCTTTTCGGAATACTTATTGATAGCATCATCTCTCTTTTTCTTTTCAATTGCATCCATAACCATTTTCATATCTTCATTATATATCTCACATACCTTCGCAAGGATAACTTCAAGTTTTGGAATTTCACCAGTATTTTTATCAATCTCTGAAAATTCACTTACAATGGAATTGATAAGATCTTTTCTTAATTTATCGCAAACTTTTTTTGTATCCATCTTTCTTTTTTTTTAATGATTACATATTAAATTTCAAATTTATTTTTCAATCCAATAGATCCCTTGAAGGTAAGCATCTGCTAAATCGTCCTTTTTCTTAGATTCATCAAATAATTTTATAAATTTATCATCATCTCCTTTTATCATTTCTCCCGTATATACGACACTTAAAAATTTATTTTGAGCATATTTATCTTTTTTATCACATTCTACAGGGGGTCCCTTATAAACTTTTAATTTATTTCTCGCATTAACCATATGTATAGTCTCAATTGAGGAATCTTCTTTCATAACACCATCCATAATAAAAAATGTATAGATAATCATTTGTATGCTCTTCATTACCGGATTCTTTAATGCCGGTTGATTCTCTATCAATACATGAGTAACTCCATTTAAATCTAATTCACGTAGTTTACTTATCGCCAACTGTGATATCTTCATTATATCGTGATTCGCATTTAATTTTTTCTTTTTAGGGAAACGTTTACTGTGCGCAGTACAACAATATTTCACTTTATCATCGCCCTTTACTTCATATGTGCATTGTTTTTCACATCTTTTATTCAAGTGAACGTCGCACTGTGGATTTTCATTTAAATTAATAATTCCCCAACTTTGAATTACTTTATTTTCATCTAATCTACAATATGCCAAATTTTTAATACCAACATCGAAGGAAAGATATCCTTTCATACTATACTTTAATAATATATGTTTTTAAATATTTTGTGATAGATATATACAATATTGAGAAACTTAATACAAATAAAGGATAAATGTGATCACTATACCTTAGATCTACAATGGGATCTAAAAATTTATTAACTAAAGATTCCTCTCTTTTTACTCCTCTAAACTTACATTCGGCATAAGCAACGCTACATACCCGATAATCAAATAATGCTTTTACCATTGGAAATCCAATGATTAATATATAAATGATAGGGATATTGTCATATTTATAAAGTATATAAATTGACTGTATTAGAAATAAATATAAAAAAATGATTATATAAATATTAAATTCCATTTAACTATATAAAATATTTAAAAACCCATCATATTTCCGTTCATCATAGGATCATTACCACTTAATCCGGAATTAAGGGGTGGGGATAATCCACCACCCAAACCACCGATATCTTTATTTACTGGTGTATCCATAATACCTTTGCGGTCCATTTGTGTTTCTTGCTGTTGCCGAATTACCTTTTGCTGCATATTATCTTGCTGAATCTGTTTCATCATTTCTTCCTGGTTAAAATTCTTAGGAACTGGTGCGTTCTGATTTGCCGAAGCAACTGGAATATAAATTAAAATATTCTTCAATAGTACATAAATTATAGGGAATATCAAGAATATCCATGCTAAGTTAACTTGATTATACTGACATAGACCATAAATTATAGCACCCATGACAATTACCATCTTAATTTCATTCATCAAATGAATATTGAAAAGAGTATCCATCTTTTCAGTGTTATATCTCTTAAGAGAAGAACGTGTCATAAATAGAGCTAGTCCAGTTACAACTACAAATACAATGTATATTACCATTGGTGAACACATATTTGTTGCTAAAAGGTTTAAAGGGTTTGAAAGATTATCCATTCTATATATTCTTATATATATTTTATTTTAATATATAAAAATAAAGGAAGATATATATTTATATATAAAATGGGTATCCCTCTATTCTATAAACACGTAATTACTCAACACCCTGATATAATTACAGAATCAAAACAAAAAATCCATGTAAATAATCTTTTATTTGATTTAAATTGTGCGATTCATCCATGTTGTGCAGGGAAAACAAACGAAAATGAAATGTTTTGTGCTATTTTAGAAAAAATAAATGAATGTATAGAAATTACAGGTGTAAAAGATATCATATACATTGCGATAGATGGTCCTGCCCCTAGGACTAAAATGGAACAACAAAGGCAACGGAGACTTAAATCTTCACAAGAAAATAAAATATGGGATACAAACCAAATTACTCCAGGAACACCGTTTATGAAAAGACTGAATAAATTCCTTGAGAAAGAAATAAAAAATTTTACAGTAACAACCATTTTTTCTGATTCAAACGAACCAGGTGAAGGAGAACATAAAATAATGGATTTCTTAGATACCAATATTGATAATGATAAAGTTTCGGTTGTTTATGGATTAGATGCTGATCTCATCATGCTATCAATGATAAGAAAACATAATATATATCTTTTAAGAGAAAGAACTGAATATAATATTGAAGGACTCCAAGATAACTACATTTATCTAAACGTACAGTTGCTAAAAGAATATCGTATAGAATTTATTAAAGATGTTGATCCAGATACTCATTATAAAATTAGTGATGAAAAGATCCTTAATGATTACTTATTTTTTTGTTTCTTAATTGGAAATGATTTTATTATACCAAGTCCTTGTAATAATTTAAGATACGGTGGTATGGGATATTTAGAAGAAGCATATACTAGGCTACAAAAAGATAACTTTGGAATGTTTTACCTTATTGAAGATGACTTCAAAATAAATATGGATAATTTTTGTATGTTTATCAAAGAAATTGCGAAAAAAGAAAAAATTGCCATAGATAGAACACTGAAGAAGAGAGGATCAAGGGAATATCATAATAGAAATAGATATGATAAATATCTTCGTAAAATAAAATGTATAGAAGATATTAAAAAATATACTTTCACTGATTTCATTGATCCAAATGAAAAAGAATTTAATGATTTTATTAATTTTGCTCCAACTATATTCAGAAAACATGAAGATATCATTTTTAAACATCAAAATTATAGAAATATGTATTACGCACACACTATCTACAACACCTACAACATTGACCCTTCAATCCAAATACTGCTTGAAAAAGATATCTCTAAATTATGTAAAGATTATCTAAAATCTATTGTATGGACATTTGAATACTATTTTAAAGGATGTCCTGAATGGAGATGGTATTATCCCCATGATCTAGGACCACTTATGGTAGACCTTCATGATTATCTAACAAAAAATAATGAAGAAATAATATTCATTGATGATGAACCATATTCTCCCGAACAACAACTTAAGATAGTATTACCTAAATTAGAAAAAAATTTTATGTATCCAGAAGATACTCCTGTCTATTCATTTTTTAAAACATATATGTGGGAATGCCATGCTATACTACCTCATATTTAGATACGGTTTGTGTTTGATGCCTTCAGGGCACACGTTAGACAGAGTTCATGTGTCTGGTTGTGGGTGTATTTTGGAATTTTTGCTATAAGATCACCATAGTAGTAAGAGTCCTCTGAAGGGGGGTTGGTCCCAGTGTAGTTGTCGTTCTCATCCCAGTTGATCATACAGTGCGTCATGAGTGAACAATCGGGATCATCACACATTATACGATTATCTTCCCAAAATGTATATTTTTTATCCCGGATGTTGATAAACTCTGGCACTTTTCCACGATAGTCAGCACCGAAAGTAGTCCCATACTCTTTCAGCTTCTCGTTTACTTCAACAAGATAGGTTTGAAACTTATCAAAGTATTCTTCATAGTCTTCATTGTTGAGGTTCATTTGCTTCATAAGAGCATCTATATCAAAGTAACCGCCACCCCTAATAACGACCTTCCCAGCGATCGTATTGATGTCTATACCACCATAACGGATAATCAAATCAATATCATTTGATTCTGGTTTCAGACACCTTTTTTCCCCGTAGACAACTCCTTCTTCTGTACATCCTTTCAAAAATTCAATGTGACTATCACGTATTTGATTATAGATACCATCATGACTAGTAAATCTTCTGGATTTCTTTCTCCGGATTAAACGCCTTGCAAATCGCCCCCATGTAGAATCCAGGTGAATACGGTAGTGGATCGATTCATACATCATCTGCCCCCAGAGGAAACGGGGGGTTTTCGGAGCGGGTGCTGGAGGAGGGATATCCTTCCCTGTGTCCATCTTGTAGACCTCACTGGGAAGGAGATAATCAACAACATTCGTCCCGGCATCTCCAGAACAACCACTGCAAAACCCACAGTCGCCTGAGAAGCAACTGGCGACCATCTTCTTCTTCTTTCTTTTATACACTTCTTTCTTTTAATACACTTCTTTGTTTTAATATACTTCTGTAAGAAATTCAAATTTCAATATTTCTAAAACCAAAAAAACTAATCTATCCTATCCTATCCTATCCTATCTAACATTTTTTTTGTCTTTGTTGGTATCTACAAATTGCCCCTTGACTCGCAGAGAAGGATCTTGTATGTCCCTCCTCCAGGGAATTCCATCTCTTCTTCTTCTCCATCACAATCTACCCCTGTCTGTCTCCACAGGAGTTCCAGGAAAGGAGCAGTCTCAACCATTCCAAATGGCATTTGTGTCTTCTCCTCATCCTTGTATACTACTACAGTTTCTTGTGAGTCTTCCTTTGAGGCAACCTGTCCCGGGATTCCCTCGCCGAAAGCAGCGACTTTCAAGTCAGCATCACATACACTCGTCCAGTCTTCTTCATCACTCGTAGACCAGTCGTCCATCGTGTTACCACTGGCATTTCCTTGGAGATGTTCGCGACCATTCCCTCCGCGGAGTGCAATCGCTTCTTTAGCAGAGATTTCCTTGACAGTCTCCCACTCCTTCCCATCGTGGACAAATGTCTCCTTCTCTTCTGTGGGAGGTGGAGAGGTCCGGTAGTATCCCCATCCCTGTTCACCATTCTTGTGGATGTATCCTTCAACCACTCCCCCCCACTCTTCCGCTTTGAGGAAAGCAACCCCCCCTGGATCAGGTCCCTTCCCCATCAAAGTTCCTGCGGACGACTTCGCTCGGACCGAGGAGGGTCGCGCGAGGGGGACAGGGTTCCTCCTAGCACCACGGTCCATGACAGTGTACTCTGGACCATCGGAGTCTTTGAGTCCATCGGTGTGGGATTGACAGAGTCCTGTCTGGTAGCGGACTCCGTTCACTGTCTGCCATTTTGAGGAGCTCATCTCGTCTGTTCGTGTGTTCGTGTGTTCGTGTGTTCGTGTGTTCGTGTGTTCGCGTATTTTGTTCAGTTGTTTGTGGTATCTGAGAGAATACTCTTTCAAATTTTAGAAGAAGAGGAGATTCTCCTCCCAGAAACCCTTTCTTGGAGAAAATTTGAAACTCTGTTTGAGAGTCATAGCACAACAAACAACTGAACAAACGACTCACAACTCTCACAACTCTCACAACTCTCACAACTCGCCAAGAGATGCCTGCTTTCTCCCACCACGGAGTTCCCCGCGACAGCAAGAACAACCTTGTCTGGGTCCGTCCCGATGGACCCTACGACGAGAAGACCCAGACCCCTCCTCAGAATCAGAAGAAGCCCTCCCTCAACTACACCGCTCGTGCCATGCAGGAAATCGCAGAGGTTGAAGACTACATCATCAAGCAAGGAGCCACCCCCGAAGAAAGAAGACTCCTGGAAGAGATCAACAACATTGAACAGGAGATCATCGCCGACGGTTCTTCCCACACAGATTCCCTCTTGGGAATGGATCTGAAGGACATGGACAACTTTGAAGACCAGTGCAACATGAAGGAAGCATACCATTCCCTCCTCGCCAATTCTCCTCAGGGGAAGGGACCCTACTTCTACTGGTCAAGTCAGACGGGTGGATGGGAGTGGACAACTGGTGAAGTGGTCGCGGTCCACCCTCGGGAAAGACAATCCAAGTCAGGTCTTGAAGACCTTGATGATAAGAACCGTATCATGACATCGGTGGAGATAACCACGAAGGGCACCAACTACATCCAAGGCAACTCTGACTACGGCAAGGTCTACATCGACCTCAAGTTCACCAAGTATGTCCCGGAGATCGGAGATACTATGGAATGTATCATTGGTCTGAATGGTAGTGGTTCCATGCCCTGGAAGTGCTTCCGCATCCCACAATAGATAGACTAACACAAAAAGAAAAAGACAAAAAAAAATTTAGATAGGATAGGATAGATTAGTTTTTTTTGGTCTTATCTCAAACGATATAAAATTTTAGAAGAATAGGAGAAACTCCTCCAAGAAATCCTTTCTTGGAGAAATTTGAAACTCGCTTTGAGAGTCATAGCACACAAACAAACAAACGAAAGAACACACAAAACGAACGCGAACACGGACATGTCGTGCTGTCCCGAAATCCTCCTTTTCGTGGAGGACTGTGAGGCACAGGAAGTTGAAGAAAGGCGGGCGAAGTTCATCACGGAAGAAGAAGAAGTCTACAGGAGGAGGGCATCATCACCGACGACACAAGATACCCTTCTGATAGACGAGGCACGGGACGAGGTTGGATCCCAGCGTAACGACGAAATCAGTAGACGGATCCTTGAAGAAGAAAGTAATGGAGTATCCACTCAGGATGAAAACGGAACAGAATACATGGATGTTCCGTTTCAAGGAGAGATACCTGACGGGATCGTGAAATGGAAAGGCGAATACAGGGGGCGTGCTTCGGGTGATACATATTCTGAGACCGAAGTCCGTGATGCTCAAATGAACGGTGATGTCCTCTGGACGATGTCTGTGTACCAGGGTCAGCACGGGGGCTATAAAGAGGAAGTATGGTTTAACCAAGAGACGAAAGAAGCTGAGGGAGGACCAGATGACAATGGTGACCGTTATCTATGCGCACCAGGGTGGTCAACACCAGAAGATTCCCTGGACCACGAGAAAAACTACAGAGAAGAACCCTACCCTGAAGAGGTGTGTGTTAAAGCGCTTGAAATCATGGGTAAGGCGACATGGTTGCCAAATGTTTCACAACCAACCAGGGGTGGTAAGTATTTTCTGAAAGGAGACTGTGGCGATAGTGGTTTTATATCGTGGACCGAAGGGGATACGGTATGCTATGTGTCCGCATTGGATGGGAACATACTCGTGAGAGATGGAGGGAAGAGTGCTCAATATAAGGGATTTAGTGGCGCCAAAAAAAAACAGAATAGGCTCCTACTTGGGACAGCACTACTTGACTACTTTGCCCCGTGGCGCTAAATATACCATCAATTGTATGCTTAAAAGACAAAAAAAAATTTAGATAGGATAGGATAGATTAGTTTTTTATGTACTTATATAAGACACTTGACACTAGAAAAACAAAGACATAATTAACATCTAAAAGACTTGTATTCCACAAGAACTTATTGTGAAGAGGATCTACAAGGTAATGTATGATGTTCCCCAATTGAATATTTTTTATTCCAGAAGCGTTCACTCTATAAACTATCCCCCCAACACTAATTTCTACATAAATTAAGAATATTAGTGTGATGATAAGAATATATATAAAATAGTTCATTTTTATATAAAGAGAAAATATTATTAAATAGTAAAAATGAAGATCATATATTACTATCAAACATTTGTCGGTCTAGAAAAATTAAAGGTTAACTGTTATGCAAATCATTTAATGATATCGTCAATACACTTTGGCAATAATGAGATATACTTAAATGATAATGAACCAAATGATGAAAAATTTAAACAATTATGGGAAGAAACCGAGTCCCTTTCAGAAAAAGAAGTCCATATATCATGTATGGTTGGAGGTGCTGGAGGGGCATTTACAGAACTATTCTCTAATTTTGATGTATACTATGAAAAATTACTTAATTTTTTAGTCTCCAAACCGTGGATTCAGGGTATCAATCTAGATGTTGAAGAAACGGTTACTATGGAAAATATTAAGAAACTTATCAGTAAAATACGTGGTGACTTTGGAGAAAACTTTTTAATTAGTATGGCACCTGTTTCATCTGCGATGGAGAATGATCAACCTGGTATGGGTGGATTTGTTTACAAAGATTTATTTAATTCAACTGAAGGAAAGATGATAGATTTTTTAAATTGTCAATGTTATGAATCATTTAGTCTTGAGACATATAAAAATATAATAGATAATGGTTACCCTGAAGATAAGGTAGTGATGGGTATGATGTCAGGACAATTTACGGATGATTCTTTTGTAAGCGTGATTCACGATATAAAAGAAAAGTATCCAGATGTGGGTGGGTTTTATGATTGGGAATATCTTGATGCACCACCAAATAAAAATGATCCATCTGAATGGGCAAAATTAGTAAAAAACGCATAACAAAATAATTCTATTATATATAGTATGGAAAACTTTATCGTCCGTAAAATTTGGAGGAAAATAGGAAAAAAATACAATCATAAATATTATGATAAAAATGATAAAGAAATTAAAAATAAAAAAAAAATTGAAGAAGCGGTCAAAGGTGTATATATAGCACCCGCATACGATAATGTAAAGATAAACCTTGAGAAGGATCAAAAGGTATTAGCTATTGGATATGATGATAAAAATAGATCACAATACGTTTATAATAAGAAATATACACAGTCTCAAAGTTATAAAAAGTTTGATAAAATGATATCATTTGGTAAGAGTTTTAATAAAATTAATGATAAGATAAATGATGACCTCTATACTGTTAAAGATTCAAAAAATAAACAGATCGCAATAATCCTTAAATTAATCATGGAATGTCAATTTAGAATAGGTAATGATGTATATTCTAAAAAGAATAGATCTTATGGAACAACCACATTACAAGGAAAACATATTAAAGTCAAAAGTAAAAATGAATTGGTCATTGATTTTAATGGAAAAAAGAATGTTAGAAATGTATGTACAGTTAAAAATAAGAAACTTGTAAAAACACTGCGTCAAAAAAAGAGAACAATAAATAAGAATGACCGTATATTTACTTATAGAAGGGGGGAAAGGTATTACAATATTAAATCATCAGATGTTAATAAATATCTCAAACAATTTGGAAAATTTACTGCTAAAGATTTTAGAACGTGGGGGGCAAATATAGAACTTATTAAAGAACTTATGAAAAATAAAAATAGCGAATTAAAAAAGTGTATAGAAAATGTCTCATTAAAATTACATAATACACCAACGATTTGTAAAAGTAACTATTTAGACCCAGAATTAATGGAATTTTATAAAAATGATAAAGAAGGTTTCAGAAAACATTTTAATTTTAAAACAGATAATACCCTTTATAATCAATATATTCATTTCTTAGAAGATTTATAAAATACCTTCTTACCATTATTAACTTCTCCAACTTTATCCCCTAATTCTCCATTTTCAATCATATATATACCTTGAGGAGATTCATTTACAACTAAATAATAATCCTTTTTATAATAATTTAGTATTTCTACTTCAGCATCCTCTTCTTCAGAGAGTTCTTCAGTTTCTTCTCCATCGTCTATTACTTCATCTTTATCATTTGGATTATCAATAACAGGTGTTTCTACTTCTTCAGGATTATCAACAACCTTTGTTTCTACTTCTTCAGGATTATCAACAACCTTTGTTTCTACTTCTTCTTCTTCTTCTTCTTCAGGATTATCAACAACCTTTGTTTCTACTTCTTCTTCTTCTTCAGGATTATCAACAACCTTTGTTTCTTCTTCATCTACTTCTTCTACTTCTTCTACTTCTTCTTCTTCTTCATCTACTTCATCATCTTTCTGTTTTTCTTGAATTTCTTTCATTTTTTGAACAAGAGTGTCTCCCCCCTTTTCTTCATCTCTAACCTCTGCAATATTATCATTTACATCCGATTTTTTATCAAGTAGTGATAATTTATCTGTTAACATATCTACTTTCTTTTGAAGACGTTGGATTTCTATATCTCTTTCATAGATCTCCTTATCTTGCTTTTTTAACATATCAAACCTTTCTTTTTCTGTTTTTTCTTTCATAGCATTTTCTTGGATTTGATTAATCATATCTTCATAATCAATCATCTTTCTTTCATTAACAAGTAAAAGTTTATCTTTTTCAGAAACTTCACCCATAAGTTTCTTATTACATTCCCTTAATTCATTTGTATCGTTTATTTGCTTTAAAAGACTTTCATTCTTTTCTTCTTTTATTTTATTATATTCTTTAAAGATTGATTCTACATTTGAAAGGATAATTTCTTTTGAGTTTAACATCATATCCATTTATTTATCTTTAACGTATATTTTTTAAATATTTTAAATATATATATATAATGTTTGTAAATGGACATTGTGCCCCTTCACAAAAAAATAATAAAGTTTCATGTTTAGACTATAGTTTTCTTAAAAAAATAGCAGAAACATTGAATAATTATGATTATAATATTAAAATTTATAAAACTAAGAAAAGATTACATGATGAAATTTCTAATAATATAAAAAAAGAAACTGAATGTGAGACAGAATCGTGTTGGAAAAGTCTTGGAATCATAAAAAATGAATTAACAGAAGATGAAAAAGAGATATTTGAAAATAGTTTTAGACCCGATATGCCAGAAGAATGGAAAGATAAACCCAATACATGGTTATCTACTCTAGATATTAATCGTGTTATGGAACAATACGAAGATGCTTATCCAAAATTCCAATATTTAGGTGCGAATCCTATTGATTTTGATACAAAAATCAACAATAAATGTGTTTCAGATGAACTATGTAATATAAATATAAAAGAAGTAAGAAAGGATGGAAAAGATTTCCTCGGTATGGTATTTAATACCGACCCACATAATCGTTCGGGTGAACATTGGTTCTCACTCTATATTGATTTAATAGGAATTAACATTAAAAAAAAACCATGTGTTTATTATTTTGATTCTCTTGCTTCAAAACCAAAAGATGAAGTTGTAGATTTTGTAAAACGAGTTCAAGAACAATGCTGTGGTATCAAAAAAAATATCAAATTCCTCTATAATGATATAAAGCATCAACATGAAAATACTGAATGCGGTGTTTATTGTCTTCATTTTCTAGTATCCATGTTAAAGGGTGAAAATTTTAAGAACTACATAAAAAATAAGAGAAATGATAAAGAGATGGAAGAATTCAGAAGTTTCTTTTTTGTTGAATAAATACGTTTATCTACCCGTTTTTTAAAATAGGATTAGTTAATTAATCCTATGTCTTTATATGAACAGTTTTTTTCGGATATAAACAAAGACTTTATGTTCAATATGGCAAATAATGTATTGAAGAAAGACCATAATATAATTATAGAAGGAGATGAAGATATAAAAGAAATTTATTTTCAAGATATGAAAGATATCTTTGAAAATAATGATTTTGTAGAAATATCGGATATAAATAAAGTCTTACTGGATACTACAATCAAAAAAAATAAAAAAGCAAACAATATAGGAGAAGATGAAGAAATACCACAAGACGAAACATCTTTCACAGGATACAGGAAAATAGAAGAAGATATTTCTGAAAAAAGCGAAAAAGATTTATCAGAACTTATGAAAGAAAGAGAAAGTTTAACTATTCCATCTTTAAATGAACCTAATACATCCAGTATTGACGAACTATTAAAAAACACAAAAGGTACAAAGATAGAAAGCATCATAGAAGAACCTGAAATCCAAGAAGAAAACATAAACGAATCAAATATAAAACCGTATGAAGAAAGTATTGAGAAAAATATTGAGGAAAAGGAGGAAGAAGTATATGTAAATAATCTAAAATTAGTTTCATTTACATCAAATAAAAGAACTAGTATTAATTCTTCAAGATATAATTATAGTGTAGATATAATTAAAGAAGGAATAGATCCTGAAAAATTACATAGTTTATCAAAACTTATCATACCAATTGAAGATAATTATGTTTTTACCCTACCAATATTAACATTAATAATAAAAGAATTAGATATAGAAGTTTGTCTACAACAAAAAGATATCATAAAAAATGATTATAGTTCGGTTGCTATATATGAACCAATAGAAAATATAATTTTTGATATTAGTTATCCTTTAAGAAAATTATCAATAGATATAAGGGATATCTCAAATGTTAAATATTCAAGTAATGATATTTTAAAAATAAATATAATGGAAATTAAAAAGAATATCCTAATATTCACATGTTCTAAGATAGATTCAAGGAATTTTAAAACAAAAGATATGATAAAAATAATTAATATACAAACCTACGATATGTATATCGTTGATTTATTATCAAATCCATTAAAAATAAAAGCAATTAAAGAAAATATGATATTTTGTAAGGTAGATGGAGATCATGCAGATAAATTGTTTAATAATATTGATATGAAGATTTTGAATATAAGCAATCAAAATATGGTATATTTTAATCAATACTCTTAAACAGTTTCTTATTACGTATGAATACGTAGTTTAAACTTTTGGTTGAATAATTGTTATATTTATAATCCTTAAATTCAAACAATTTTACAATGCTTGATTTTGATAATGGACTAAAGTATAATTTTTCTGTAGGGTTATACTTTATAATATGACCAATAATATTCTCTTCCTGTTTAAACTTCTTAACTGATGGGAATTCTAATTTTCTTAATTTTGATAATACTTCGGGAGATATTTTATATAATGTTTTAAATACTGAAAAAATACTACCTAACTTATCATTAAGAGGATGATCTTTTAATTCATAATATGTAAAAAATCTATTCTTTGGATCAAAATCACATACCTGGAGACCATTCTCTCTTACATATCTTACATCTATTTCATCACTTGTCTTTTCTAAATTATAATAAATATATAAATCAGAGTTGTCTTCTTTCTTTTTTGCCAAAACGACATATGTATTTGGTTTTATATATTGTAAAAAGTTGCTTTTGAATTGTTTTACGTCTATTTGATTCAGTTCTGAAGAATTTATACCAGGGAAATGTGATTCTTCATTATTTAATTTACTTGAGAAACGGAGGCATTTATTATTTAATTGAATATCATCCCGACTATTCTGAATACAATCAACCGAAGATTCTTTAATAATATCTGTAATATTTGAACTAATAATATTCTTTCTCTCCATAATATCAAAAAGTAATTGATCAACAGTCCTACTCCCAGTTTCCTTTTTCATAGATATTATCTTAGTAATTGTCTTGTATACCGGTTTATGTTTTTCTAATAATTTCATTTTTATATTTTCTTCGTTTTCAATTTCTTCAACATCTGGCCATTTCTCTCTTTTTAGTACATTGAAAACCTCCTCTACAGTATTACCATCTGGCAATGATGATAAATATAAATACTGTTCAACATTTCTTTCTTCTTTTGGTAAAAATTCATTGATATGGGATTTCATACGTATTGCTCTGCCAAAAACCTGATCTATACGTATATAATTCCAGAACGGTTCCATAATATGCACTTGTCTCACACATTTAAGAGATATACCTTCTGCCCCAGCACTAGATATCATTATAATTTGAATATATTCTCCACGAACATTTTTATCATGATTAAATGCTTCTTTATTATATTTTCTCAATTCTTGTTCTTCTTCCCCACTTAAAAATGTATAACGCTTCTTCTTTGAACCTTCAGAAATAAGTGTGTTAATATCTTTTTTATTATGGTCATATTTCTCATATCCATTTTCCTGTAATATTTGCTCAAATGCCTCTGAACCTGAATCTTTTCTAAAATCACTATAATATAAAACTTTTCCTGTTGGATTTTCACCATCTATAAAACGATTTATATTCTCTATTATTTTATAGAATTTAGGAGCATATAATTTCAATTTTCCATCAAATGAAAAGTTACCATTTTGCCGCATACGCGAATATGTCTTAAATTTTTTCTCTTCATCATCATCTTTTCTAAAAGAATCATCGTCATATACAATATTACAGGTTTGTCTTGTCCTTATACTATAATCTGAGTTTTCTTTGTCATTATATAGATCTTTTTTACGAAGATTATTTAATCTTCTTAATTTTTCACGGGCATATTCATTTTCATAATTTGTCCATTGTATCGGTCCCATAGGACAGAGGACTATATTTGTCTTTTTAACAATTGTATAATCTTTATATATAGGGACTATTTCCCTAGGCTCAACTACTTGAGGCATAAATTTAATTGATTTACGATCAATTGGATAATAAGAAGTTAATCCCAATATCATCCTTCTCAATAATACTTTTTTCTTTGGAGATATATTATAACTATCATCTAAGAAATATTCTACGAAATTTTCATTTACAGATAGATCTATAATCTCCTCATCTTGAATAATTTCAAATAACTTTTGTTTACGATTGAAAGGTATTTCTATATCTTTATCAAAAACTTCTTGTTTACCCATCTTAATTTCCCTATATGGAGATTTACTCATAAGTTCGCTTTTTTTAGGAACCACATCCTTTTCATCAAAAAATTTATATAATCCTTCATATATTTCTTCAAAAAATGAATCTAAATCATGATTATTATATTTAATAGTCTTTATTACTTCACCCTCCATAATAGACTCAAAGTTTGTCTTTGTTTTTGTAAATGATATAATCACTTTACCCTTCTTTTTAGAAGTATGTATCTGTTCTATTGATGAATTTTCATTATAAAAATAATTCCTTAATTCTTTTTGTAGTTCAGTTTCATCTTTATCATATTTTACAGTAAAATCAAAGATTAATAAAGAACCTCTTAACATATTAAATAAAATTGCTATTTCCGCAGGTTTATTAATAACAGGTGTTCCTGATAAAAATACTATTTTGATATCCTCCGCATCTACTATCCAATTGTAAAATATATTCGCAGGAACACTTTCATTGATAATTTCTCTCACAAAATTATGGACCTCGTCAATAATGATTACATTATCTTTAAACGGAGATAGAATACCGTGATTATCATAATTTTCTTTATATTTTTCAGCAAATGTTAAAACCAATTTATCATTATCTGTTAGTTTTTCTTTATCAAGTATCTTTCCACGATTATTTTTAAAATCAAAATCCTCCACTTTTGGAAAACCGTTATAGTGAATGAAATTATATTTAACCTTTATAAGAACATTAATTTCTTCTTCAATATAGTCTAAATAAAATTGACTGACTTCAGGATCTTCTTCATTTTTACTCATATTAATTACTTTTATTTCTCTATCAGTTGGTAATTTATCATCACCATTTTCAATAACTTTACCGTCATATGTATAGATATCTCTATATACATCTTTAAGAGGACCACTCGGTATATATAATCCTCGTATATCATTCAATTTTTTAGTTATAAAACCTAAATCTTTTGAGTAGTCAGGATCCTCAGCATCTAATTTATTTTTTAATTTTTTTTTAGTTCTATTAAAGATGGAGGTTATACTTTCCTCATCAATACCATATTCACTCTTAAATTTTCTTCTTAATGTAAGGTTGCTTTTAATTTCATCAATTGGATAGAATATCCAATTATTTTTCTCAATTTTAAAAAGACTATCACCCCAAAATTTTACTTCTTTCATATATTCTGTTTCAAGGGATGCAGGTAAAAAAGTGTAAATAGGCATTTTAAGAGATAAACCCTCTGCTGTAATAACGGAAGTAGCAGTTTTACCGGTCCCCAAACCATGATATATTAAAAGACCACGTAATGGCGCTTCTATTGATAAATATTTCTTAACAAAATATTGATATATCTTTATTTCTTCTTCATCTCCTTTTCTGTCTTTATAAGAGTCTAATACTTCTTTATAAAAAACATTATTCACCCAATCAATAAATGCCTTTCTTTGAGGTATAACCGATTTATATGGATCTTTTTTAATTTCTATCTCTTCATCTTGAGGAATTTCTTCACCATCTTCTTCTACCTCTTCTATCTCTTCTACCTCCTTTTTTTCAGGATAGATCCATTCCATCTCGGCATATTTTTCAGGTGCCTGTTCTTCTAGTTTCAAAATATTCCTTAATACTTTGTACACCTTTGAATCAATTGGTTCAATATCCTTCTTCTTATACTTACCTTTCTTTAATCCAGATAGTAATTTTTTATCAAGGTTTATTATATCTCCATCAAAATAATCTACAAGGACGGTATATACATCCTCTTCAATAACAAACTCGTTTGACATATTATATTATATAGAATATAATATAATATATTAATTAAAATGCTGTAATTACATTAAAATGTATTAATGCTTTCTTAGAAACATCCTGTTCCGCTTTTTTTTTACTTTCCCCGCTCCCCACATTAATAAGAGTTTCCCCATTATAGATAGAACTTCTAAATACATTTTCATATTTTTCTGTTTTATATTTCGGGTATACATTAAATGTTTGTTGAAAATATCTTGATATTTGATCTTTATAATTTGTATCTTTTAGAATTATTTCTGTAAAATCACAATATGTCTCAAGTATTCCTATTATAAATTTTTCGGCATATGAATATCCTTTATCTAAGTATAATGTTCCTATAAATGATTCAAGGACATCTTCTAGAATATTTTTATTGTCTCTTCCTGAACAATTCTCTTCAATATGTTTTGAAATAATAAGGAAAGGTGATAATTTCATTTTTTTAGAAACATCACAAAGGTTTTCTCCACAAACTAAACGAATCTTTAACTTTGTTAGAAAACCCTCTGTTTCCCCATATATCATATGAAACCTTTCATAAATATAAGATGATACAACACTTCCTAATATAGAATCACCAAGGAATTCTACCGTTTCATAAGATTCTACTTGTAATGGAAGATAGTCTTCACCAGGATATTTATATTCTTCATAATCCTTCAACTTACAATATGACTTATGGATAAAAGATTTTTGATATAATTTTAAATTAGTTGTAGAGAAATCATTAATATTAAGTTTTTCCATAATATTAGTGATATCATTTAGAGTTATTAGACGATTATTTAGATTATAGGGGTTTGCTTTAAACTTAGTTGTTTCCATTTATAAATACTATATAATTTATTTCTTTATTTAATTTATCAAATTTATTTAATTTAATTTAGATTGTCACCTAATGCCTTGCGACTTAAGTCGGTGTCAATTGTTGAATTTAACCATGGACTTACAGCAACACGGGGGTTTGGTGGTTCCGCTCTTAAATTTAGATTAGCATTTCTTAAACTCTGCCCTACAGTATTTACACCAACATGGAAAGTAGCATCAAGGTAATTAACACCTTTGAGAATACCTTCGCCATCAGGGTTTTGTTTTTCAAAATCTTCCGCTGCCTGATTTTTAGGTAGTAAATCTTTAGGGGTCAATGGTTCTTTCTTTTGACACGCAGGAACCCCGTTGTTAAGGGATGCTTCAACAAAACTATCAGGGTCACTAGGTAGTGCTCCTGTAGAGGAGGGGGTGCCACTGGGTGTTCCGGATGGGGATTCTACGTTTGCCATACCTTCAAGGAATGGTATTTTGAATCCGCAGATGTCTTTTAACAAGTATAATCCAACCAAAACAATGAGTCCATACATAAGTAAACTTTTACAATCCATTTTATATATATTAAACATAAAAAAAAATAAAGAAAAAGATAAAATTATTAATTAATTAGATTTTCCAATTCCAATAATTCCTGTTTCTTTTTTTGAATAATTCCTGCTAATCTTTTCTTTTCTTCCTCCTCTTCTAATCTTTTCTTTTCTGCTTCTTCTTCTAATCTTTTCTTTTCTGCTTCTTCTTCTAATCTTTTCTTTTCTTCTTCTGCTTCTTCTTCTAATCTTCTCTTTTCTGCTTTCTTTTCTGCTTTCTTTTCATCCAATTGTTTTTTCTTTTTTATTTCATCTTCCAACTTTTTATCTTCTTCTTGAAAAGAATTATAAATTTCTTCGCTAAATATGTCTCCTAATTCTTTTTCTTCTTCATCTTCATCATCTAAAATACTATAATCCTTAATAATGTTAAATTTAGATTCTTTTTCTTGAAATAACTTAATCTGTGTTACATAACAATCACAATAATATGTCGTTTTTAATATCTTTAATCCACGGATATGTAAGATAAGAACCACTTCAGAACCTTCTTTAACTTCGTCGGTTCCAACAAAAATTCTATTTTGATTATAAACACCACACTTTATTTCATTCTTAATAAGTGGTAATCTTAATCTTATTTGAGGGGCAGTATTCTTCTTAAAAGGTTTTGTTG